CTTAGGTTTTTCACCGTCAAACTTCCTGCCTACCATACCCTTTAAGTCTTTGATATCATTCATGTACAAAGTCCTTAATCAGAGGAAACATAGGATTAATTTCATATGCACACTGCCGAGCAATATCCATGTGCTCTTTCTGAGTACCCGGTGTAGTGCGTACATCAATGTAGTGAATCCAGGAGCGTATTGTTCCGTGCATATACAACCGTGTCTTAGTAAGACCTTCTGGTAGCACAGTGCGTGCCTGCTCTTTAGCAATACCATGTTCGATTGCCCACTTGTATACACCCTGAGCAGTATCAATAACTTTTTTCTGTTGAGCAACCCAGTGTCTGTGTAGTAGTTCGTCATCAGTTTCAATACTATTCTGACGATTCTTTGTATCCTGCATACGAGTTTCTCGCAATTCAAAAGGATAGCCCATTGCCGCAGGGTCGGCGTACCGTTGGCTAAACTCCTGAAAAGCAAAACTACGATGGCGTACTATCTGGTGAGCAATATCTCTGGTAGTATTAATTTCTAGAGTGATACTACACATCTCCATGGGGGACCAATGGTTGTGCTTGATTAGATACTTTACTAACTTCTCTGAAGTCTCTGTGTTATGTTGATTGCCGGGATTTGATACTCTCGCCATGTATGCAATATCTGCAATTAGGTCAGGGCTTGAGCTTGAAATAAGTTTTACTTGTGTCATTTTATTGTGTCCAGTTGAAGTACGTCTTTTGAGAAAATCTCTGTTCCCTGCCCCCCACGCATTAAGAGGTCGGGGCTTTGGTATATATAATATGAAAACTCTTTAAGAATTTGTTTTTCCTTCTCGGCAGCTTTCCAACCTTTATCATACTCTTTCCACAAAAGACAAGTAATGTTGTTTAAGTCCGAACCTTTATATCTTTGTTCTAAGGTATTTTTTGTTATACCTATTTTATAGAAAGACTCTATGCCTCTATCTATTCGTATGTAGTAGAGGTATGCTGTATCATCATAGTCTATATATCTTTTAATACAGTAAGGACAGCTGACCATTCGCGCGCCAACCAAATCTTTAGGTACTACCGACCATTCGTGTCCTTTAGAGCAAATATGTTTGAGTTTTGTATGATTATTTACATAGGCTTCTAAGCAAACATAGCCTTTTCCTAAAGCATGTAATTCAGCCTGATAGCTCTCTGAGGTTTTCTTTACTCTCTTTGAACAAACAGGACAACCTCTTCTATTTAAAATATTGCTTGGTGTGGCTAAAAAGATATGTCCTATTACACACTGATGTTCAATTGGGTCGTTATTCCTTGTATAGTCTCCTAATAGAGTATGGGGTATTTCCAGCTCTATCAATTGCTCCAAATATTCTTCTGTTGTCTTTCTTGTCATAATTTCTCATCTCCTTGGGACTATTATAATCCTTTTGAGACGGTACGTCAAGAACTATTTTTTGGGGCGTCTACTGATTCTGTTCTCGTAGTCTGCAAGTTCGTGATCCCACCATGGCGGCTTGTCTCTATGCTTCCAAGCAGCCATCGTGCCCTTGTCAAGCATATAGAAATTACGATAAGACTGTATAGGATCGTCATCGTCCTTTAACTCCTCTGTCATTGCCAGGGCAAACTGAGTGAAGCCGTGGTCTTCCATGTGCTGTGGCTCTGGTAACTTTAGTAGCATTTCGTAACTTTTGTGTAGGCTACCATAGCGATAATGCGCTTCACTTGCAAGAGCAAAGGCGTAACAGTTTGTCCAGTAATAATTTTCTAGGGAAGAACGTACCCATATACAACTGGGGTGCGATTGCATAGTGGGTAAGTACGGAAAAGGTCTCTCCTCCATAGGAAATTCTTTCCAATACTTACGGGTGGTCTGAAGGACAGCATTTTCTTCTTTAGTGATAGCACGAGGCACAAAACCGAATAGGTGATCTATCCAGAGGTTTGTGTTGATAAGCTGTGCGGCTTCGAGTATCATCTTGTTGACATGCTGGTCGACATGATACTCTGCACATTTGTCTAGGTCTTCGTCTAGGTAAAAAAGGTTGATTGTAGTTCTCCCGTAAATTGAATGAATATTATACTAGAATTGGGGTAACTTGTCAAGAACTATTTTATGCATTTACTGATTCACCGCACCCACATTCAGTAGACAGATTCGGGTTTAAGAACTTAAAGCCTTCGTTGAGACCCTCGTAGGCATAATCAAGCGTCATTCCTTCTAGGAGAGGAAGAGATTTGTGGTCTATATAAACTATTAGGTTCTTAAACTCAAAGCGTGTATGGTACTCCATACTTTCATCTTTGCAGTACTCCAGAACATAACTATATCCTGCACAGCCAGAAGGCTTTAGACCAAGCAGAAGAGCTTCGCTGCCCTTGTGGGATAACTTTGCAACTGCTTTTGATATTGCTTTGTCTGTTACTTGTATCATCTTTTAGATTTTAAGTCACGGATTGCTGTTTTGATTGCGTCTTCGGCAAGAACCGAACAATGAATTTTAACAGGAGGAAGAGCTAGCTCTGTGGCTAGGTCTGTATTTCTAATCTTGTATGCTTCGTCCATATGCTTACCTTTCACCATTTCTGTCAAAAGTGAGCTAGAGGCTATAGCGGAGCCACAACCATAAGTTTTAAACTTTGCATCAGTAATAATATCATTACTATCTACTTGGATTTGGAGACGCATTACATCCCCACACGCGGGTGCTCCTACCATGCCTGTACCGACGTTTTTTGCATCTGCATCAAGTATACCCACATTGCGTGGGTTCTCGTAGTGGTCTAGTACTTTAGCACTATACGCCATTATTTTTCTCCAGTTCCATGTACTCTGCATACGTTTTAGGGTTCTTTTTCTCTTCGCGCTTACGATCTTTAAAAACCTTTGCTTTATTGTATCTACACTGGAACTTAGCTACTGGGTTCTTTCGTTTCATTCTCAGTCTCCGTAGGCAAGGTAACATCTCTATAATAAATGATTACCTCTCCGAGCTGGCTAATATATCTCTTTAGCTCTTGTGTATTGTAAGACATTAACTCATAGTCCGCTACACTCATTGCGATAAATACTAGATCTCCACCATGCTTCTTTTTGATATCTTCTACGAACTTATCGAAATAGGTATAACCTTCGGGATATAAGCCGTCTTTGTTGGCTATTCTAGTGTCTGATACTACATACCAATTTGGCTCCTTGAGATTCAGGGGTCGTGGCATGATGGGTTGTGTGATTATAATCTCTATCGGTTTGGTTATAATCTCTACTTCACGAGGAGGTTGCTGTAGTAAACTGCATCCACTAATCGTTAAGAGCGTTAATGCGCTTGCTAATATCTTCAATTTCATTGAATACTTTCTCCGTGCCTTTGTTCACTCGCGTAGTCATTAAACCAGGTTTTGCACTAGCTAACTGCGCTATGTTATGTCTGCGAAAGATGTCCAAGTAGTCGGCCATCTGAGTTTCGTACTGTTGGTTCTGCTTCTGGAGATTTGCACTTGCTGCTACTGTCTTCTCCATGTTCTCTTGTATTGCGACGATTGTAGCTTTTTGCTCTTGATCTCGCAAGTCTTGGGCTAGGATTACGGACGTTTGTTCCTCTAATTTATTTTGCATAGGTACAACGGCGAATTGGTAGTACAGGAAACCCGTACTACCCATCGCTGCTATTATTCCTAACAGAATTTTAGACACTTTCCAACCTTACCATTAGTCTTTCGGCCCGGTTAGTTACTTGCCTGTGCCAAAGTGAATCTCTACCTTCAACTGCCGCTTTCTTCCAATCACCTTCGAGTACGGCGGCATTCATATTCTTGAACTTCGACAAACGAGGTCTTCCCATGTTAAACATCATATTAACAAGTACACCCTGTACTTCGTCTGGTAATCCGTCAAAAGTCCCTTGTCCGTATAGAGCGTAACACTCTGAGATTGCTGTACTGAGGTCACTCTCGAAACACTCTGCAACTCTTTGCTCTGTGACGGGAGTTCCGACTGGCTTTCCATACTCGGGGTCACTTTCAAGTACGAGGTGCCCGACTCCAAATGTCGGATACCCAAGATGGTCGTTATAGAGTTCATATTCTACTCCTTCATCTATCTTTAACTGTTCAAATACTTCACTTTTATTCACTTTTTACTCTCCTTTAATACATTCCTGCGCTGGCGTATATTGTTATAAACGGCAAGGCTAAACAACTTATCGCTGTAACCATGTTGCATAAATAACACACGGCCTTATCTTGGTCTTTCACTTCTTTTTCTCCATTGAGCTTGGGCTTTTGCCCTTTTGTAACCTACTTAAAGGGGAGGCTACGCTCCCTCAATCTTTGCCAATGCTTGTGGCTTGAACTCGTCCCATCCTCCAACGTGTACACCATCAACAATAACTTGGGGTACAGTAGTACTGTCTGGGAACAGCATTTTAAATTCTAGCTTAGTGTAGTCTTTGTTTAGCTTTAGAACTATATGGCTAAACTCTCTATCTATTAGGCATAACTGCTTGCAGGCTCTTTCAGCTTGCACACAGAAATTACAATTATCTCTGCTGTATACTACTACTTTCTTCACACCGACACCTTACGTTTCACTAGCTCATTGCTGATCTTTTGCTTTAGCTTAGGCTGGGTGTTTGCATTCTCAAACTTCTCTACTAGTTCTTTTGTCGAAGTCGCGTGCATATAGTAGTGGATAGTGCCTACTTTCTTGCGGTTTGCTCCGATCTTTGCTACTGATTCTTTAAACTTTACTGGCATTTTGTTTCTCCCGGTTATATTCTAGTTTGAGTAATGCTGCTGTCTTCTCTGCTAAGGACAGATCTCTGGTTAGCAGGTATATCATATCGTTGTCGTGCAACTTATATCTGAGATCTCCATCGTCTAGTATCTCAGTGCTGATAATTAGTTTATTCTTCATCGAGCTCTATCATCCCATTGTCTACTAGATGTTCTATGGTACATTCTATCCCCTCTTGTTTGCCTAGTGCGTGGCACGTTAGGCCGCAACCAATTAAGCAAAATACGAACACTGAGTACTCTAACATCTTTTCTCCTGTTGAACTCGTCTTTGGAAAAACTATTATACGCAAAAACAGGCACCCTGTCAAGACTTAAATACGTTTTTCCTTAATGTTTTTCCTTTATTTATGGGTGAATTATACTAGATGTTCAACCAAAAGTCAAGAAGAATTTTTTAGCTACCTTTGAAAAATTTCTTGACAATCAACCTGCATTTCGATATAATAGCGTCATGAAAAAATATAAAAAGAAGCCTTGGACAGACGTAGAGCGCAAAACCCTTGCGGCTCATTACTTTAGCCAAGATATTGAGGACATGATGGGTATGTTGCCAGAACGAACAGAGCAAGCTATAAGAAATCAAGTAGCCTACCTAAGAAAACGAGGAATAAGGTTTAAACAATGACACCAGAGGTATTAGTACTGCTTTGTTTGTTCGCTACCTGGGTAATACTAGAAAACGGGGATAATGGATGAATGTCAAAGTACGGAACAATAACGTGGAACAAGCATTGCGAATTTTCAAGCGTAAGATCAATGATAGCAACAAACTTTTTGACTACAGAGAAAAAGAAGCATACGAAAAGCCTACCACTAAGCGACAGAAGAAAAAAGCAGCAGCAGCTAATCGAGAGAAAAAGCGACAACAAAAGCTGGCAGAGAACCCTCTTTCCATGAAATAGTTCTTGACATCTTGCTCAACTAAGCGTATAATTACTTTCTAAACTGGAGAATTAAATGATTAACGTGTATACAGAAGGTAACTGCTTAAAAGACTATACTACATTCATTGATGAGTGCATTATGGCTCTTTTTCCTGAAGACGCAAAATATGATATTTATATCGAAGTTGAGAAGTTTGTTGATGAGGACGGGTCTCACGCAGGTTTTTGTCTCGGTGATAGTAAAGACTGTGTTATCAGCTTAGCTACTCACTGGGTTTACGAAGACGGCGAAGAGATTGCCTACGAACCCCACGAGCTTGCATCTAATATTGCGCACGAATTAGTACACGCTAAACAGTTTTGTAAAAACCAGATCAACATGATCGATAACGTGTGGAAGCACAATAATGTAGTACTTAACTGCGACGAGATTGAATACGAAGAACTGCCCTGGGAAGTCGAGGCATATACTTACGAAGTCTTTCTCACAGACATATTATGGGAGAACGTATAATGCAAGAAATATTTGATTTTTCAATGGCTATTTTATTTATTACAGCTTTTGTAGTAGTGGCGTGGGGTATTATTCTTTTCCACATGGATGAACAAGCTGAGTGGGCTGCAAAACGAAATTACGAAAAAATGAATGACAACCTAAAAGAGGCAGATAGAAATGATTCTTCCCGTACTTGAAATGAATCCTCAAGAGATTGTATTGCACAAAGCTCAGTGGATGATGGCTAACTATTATGAGTCACACACCCACACAGATCTAAGAAAGGATGCTCTTGAGTGGTGCAAAGCACACTGCTTTCAGTGGAGATTTGACTTTAAACGCTTTACAGATGTTTATGCAGATACTGTAAGATTCGAGTTAGAAGAAGATTTTACAGCATTTAATGAATGGTATAGGGGAAGATGGGATGTTTAAAGACGAAAGGCGGGTGGTAGGAGTACTTGTATTCCTTATTGTTGGAGTCATGCTAGGATCTATTATAGCAGGAACTAGTATAACAAACGACTGGAGACTAGACTCGGCAAAAACAGAATGTGCTCAGTTTAATCCAACTAATGGACATTTTGAGTGGTTATCTGAATGAGACGCGGCGAGAAATCTTTAAGAACAAAAGCTCATCAAGAAATATCTATATGCTGTGAAACCTTATGCCAGAAAGAAATTGTGGAAGAGTACATAGCAGAACTTGAGGCTAGAATAGTTGAGCTTGAGCTAGAGATAGAAGATCGTGAATAAGTGGTGGAGAATTTGGGCAAAATCATTAGGAGAGAAAGTAGGTGAAACTGATAAGCAAGCTAACACTATTGCTAGTATTAGGACTGTGTGGTGGTGTACTCATATGGCGACTTGTATCTTTATCATACTTAATGCAATAGCAAATCATGGCTGGGGCTTATTCGGATTATGAAAATACAAAAAGACTGGGGAGAGGGGTACTGGCTTGATGATGATGGTGTTGTCGTTAGCCCTCGCTTTACAGCTAAACAAGAGGCTTGCTACTGGTTAGTAGAGTTTCAAGGAGATACAAAATGACTAAAAGAATAATTGATGGAATGAATACTTTAGGGGAGAATTATATCTTTCGAGATGTGACTAACACAATTAAATTTAATATAGATGATAGTACAGAGAAGTTGCGTTTAGATGAGAAAGGTTTTTATTACAACGGTCAGTTTATTGAAGATGCTGGTATAGCTTACAGTAGATTTATGGAGTGGCTAGACAGCGCTGGAGTCAAACGAGGAGCTACGCCATAGGGAGTTGCAAAAACTCTTGAAGATCAGACCTACAAACTAACGGAGGTTAAGGATGACTAAACTAACTTGGGCTCAGCTAATCCAACTTAATTATGGATTAGAACTTCATGATATAACTGATACGTACGGGTGGGGATTAATAGGATTATAAGGAGAAAAA